GGGGGTTTGTGTTTTCCTTATGTTATAAGTATACAATAAGATTGTGAACAAATTTAGGTGAAAATTGTAAATAAATTATGAATTTTTAAATTTTTCCCAAAATTCGGAATCTGTGTATTTGAGAATGTCGGCAAACGTTGGGCAACAATAAAAGTCATATCCTTTGTTTATGTAGTACTCAAACTGTTTATAGCTGTCAACTATTACTGTTTTAATGCCCGTTCGGGTCTTTTTATATAACCCCTGTATACTTATTGTTGTTCCTTCTTTGTAACTCTTCACCGCTTTTTTAATACAGTCGGCTTTTAATTCTTCAAGGATTTCTTCTTCATTTTCAGTAGTTTCTTCTGTAATTTCTTCTTCGGTTTCAGTAGTTTCCTCTGTAATTTCTTCTGTTTCCTCTTCTTCTACTTCGTCCTGATAACACATATAGTTTATATAAAATATACCGTCATCAATTTCTTCAACTTCAACAACCATTCCACACTCAGCCATGCAATGGAAATTACCCTCTGTCATACCTTCGAAATCGTCTATATCAACATCAAAACCGTGGCTTTTCACTTCTTTAATGAAACGTCTTATTGCTGTTTCAGCTTTCTTGCATTCAATAGTTGCGTCAGCTGAAAATCCGTTGAATTTTCTACCCTGAATTGTTCTTGTTTCCTTTATGATTACAACTCTGTTTTCAAGAAAATCAAATCCGCCTTCTTTTTCTTCGTTTGTATCGAACCATACATCGTATTCTTCGCGGCTATTAAAAATCATTGTTTTTTTCATATCAATCAATCCTTTCATTTTTTAGGGGGGGTTTGTGTTTTCCTTATGTTATAAGTATACAATAAGATTGTGAACAAATTTAGGTGAAAATTGTAAATAAATTATGAATTTTTAGAAAAATAAAAAAGGCGAGAAAATTCCCGCCCCGTAAAAGTTATTTAAATTAAAATGACTGTTTGGTTACTACACAACAAATAGTACCGCTGCTAATTTCAGAGGCGAATGTAATTGTGCCGTCGTTGTTGTTTGTATAGTCGACGCCCTCAATTAAATACATTCCCGCGCGGTATACGTCCAGTACATCACCGCGGCTATACTCTGATATATCGATTGACATTGTAGTTGTTGCTGTTGACAATGTTTTAGATGATTGATAACGCACCAGCGCGCCGCATTTAATCCAGCCGCACAAATTAGCGTTACCGCGTGTATCTGTGATATTTGCCTGCTGTATCTGTGTAGTGTTTGCAGCCACAGCAACAGTTGCAAGGCAATATTCTTTTACTGTTTCTGTACGCGTCATTTCCGGCGCTGTTGGTGTTTCCGCTGCTGTACCCTCTTTAACTGCTATCTCAATTGTACGCGCTGAAATATTAAGGCGTATGACTACCGCGTCAATACGGGCGTATTGAGTAGACGCCGCGGGAATATTTAAATTTAAAAACGCGTCATTGTCTATCCAGTAGCCACCAAAGCGGGCGCACCCGTCCAGCACCTGTACAGACATACCGGTATTTAAGATAACCTGCATAGCCCCGCCGCAACGTCTAAAAACGCCGTCGGACGCTATCATATCAATGCAGCGATTAAAATTATCAGCATTATAAACCCTGTCACCGTTCACGCTGTCAAAAAAACCGAATTTAATCATCATTTAACCCCCATTCGGAAAATGTCGGTATTGTGTATATTCCGCTGTCGTCAATCGACTGTATGATTTCCGTTATTCGCGCCGTCGCTGTGACTCCTGTTTTTGTTTCTACTTGTACTATATCCCCCAGTGCATAGTCGACGCCATATGTGTAATATGTTGATATTTCGCTGTCAAATGTTTTTGTTGCTGTTTTTTCGTAAAGCGCGTCGCGTCCCGCCGATTTTAGCAAGGACGTACCGGAAACTGATCCGGCATCAACAAATGTTTCATATCGATTTATACCCGCGGCGTTACCGTATGACGCATATTGTTTCAATATATTATCACCTGCACCACCAACCAGCGCGACGTTTTTATATGCTTTGTTATCGTTTGTCATAATAGTTTCAGTTAAATTGTCGGTATCAAAAATAATATAATCGTTTGTAGTTTGGTTTTTGCTGTGGTCTGTACCGCTGTAAATTTCAAACGTAAAAAATTCGCCGTCAAAAGTCATTCTGAAACCGTATTTGCCTATGTCGCATAATGTTTTAACTGCGTCATAAACGTTTTGGTTGGAAAAATCGGTCATTGTTATTTCAGCAGGCAAATGTTTAAGTGTGGTTTTAATGTTCGGGATTTTGCGTGCTGCCACTATCGGATTTATAAAGCTGTCATTTATCAGCGTTAACGCGCATTCTTCAACGCGTCCCGATAGTGTGGTACGTTCCCACACTACGCGCTGTGACAAAATATTTTCAACAGATACGCCCGATATTGTTATATAATCGCCGTTTTCGACGCTTTCGGTTTGCTTTACTGATTTTATTATCATTGCTGTATTGTCGCTGTCACGTACTACATAATTATCGATTTGACAAATCTCCAGTATTTCGGGAGTTGATTTGATGTATATTTCGAAGTCTCCCGCGGCGTTATACCGTAGCGTCCAAATAGCCGACGTGTAACTATCGATTATTCCCACAACGTTTAAATTTTTATCATATACATAAAAATCCATATCACACCCCCGCGTATAAATCGGTATGTGTAAAAATAATTTGCATATTATTGACGCCGCTTGACGCGCTGAATGTAAATGTATTGCTACCCCGTGCCAGTTTCAGCCACGACGACCGCGCCCGCAAACTGTTTATTAAATTTATCTCGACGCCAAAACGGATCAATTTGACAGACTTTTCGCCGTTTCGGGTGTTTATTCTGATTTCGTCACCCGACACAAAATCGCGGTCAAGTGCAAAAAATTCGCCGGTCGTTGCATTGTAAATTACAGGTGCTGAAACTGCACCGGTTAAGCTAATTGTAATATCCATACCCGCGGAAACATCACCGGCATTATATACCGTGGTTGTGGTGTCGGTTTGCAGCGTCGAAAATTCGACAGCATTAAATTCCGTCGGAAACTCAAACGCCCCCGTAATTGTCGCGCCGCTGCTGATTGTTTCAGTGACGTTTTTAAAATATGGGTATGGGCAAATTATTGATATTTGCGCCGTTTCCCCTAATTCAAAAAAATCACACTCGAACGTTTCCACATACCCTGTAATATAGACATCACGCGCGCCGTTTTTGTAATACAGGGTGCAGGCTTGTTTTGTCTGAAAGTAATCATATAACGCTATACGGGCGCTTTCCACGTCGTCTATTATCCGTAACGTGATAATTATATTACGATAATTCAGACGCGCCGAATTGTAGGTTACACCGTCGTTTATGCCTGCTGTTGACGTGTTTATGTTAGCTGCAACAGGTGACAAACCCTGCACCCCCACAACTGCATAATTGCGGTTGTGGGTCAATTCAAGAGTATTCCCCGACGAATTTTTAACCGATAGTTTATACACCGCTTGTCACCGCCCTTATAAAATCGCTTTGTTTTTTGGACTGCCTGTAAATCTCCAGCCTGTTTAACGCTTTAGGGCTGTTGTTGGTTTGGTTAAATGTGTAGTTGTTAACCGTGCTATTGTTGGTTGTTGTCGCGGTTTTTGCTGGTTGTAAATTCTGTGATAATTCAGCAGCTACACGTTTAATCCAGCCTGTATTTTTTTCGAGAGGCACTACAGCTTCTGCGCCGTCACCCTCCAATAAACCAACCTGTCCGCGCTTTAATACGCCGCCCTGTGCCAGTTCGGGAATTTGCGGAATTGACAGCGGGTCTTTACTCCATAATCCCGAAAACGGCTGTATACCTAAAACTTCTACATCACGAATTTTATTTAACATTTTATTTATTGAATTAAACGGCATAGAAATAATTTTGTTGACACCTCGAATTATTGCATTGACTACTGTTTTAAATGCTGATACGATACCCTCTTTTATTCCGTCAAAAATTTTTCCACCTGTGGAAAATACGTTTTTAACCGCTTCCCACGCCTTTGAGAATTTTTCCTTAAACCAATCCACGACAGGGGAAAATACGGATTTTATACCGTCCCACGCTGTAGACGCGCCGTTTTTGACTTTGTCCCACATACCCTCAAAAAACGTTGTAATTGGTGTGATGATTGTGTTATTAAACCACGTCGCGGCGGTTTTAAATGCCCCCGAAATTAACGCCCACGCTGTTTTAGCACCGTTGGAAATTTTAGTCCACATATCGCTAAAAAATTTTGAAACCGGCTGAATAATATTTTTATTAAACCAATCAGCGACAATTTCATAAACCCTCGCAATAATTGCCCAACAGCCTTTTGCAAGTCCGATTATTACAGTAATTGCACTGCTTAGGGTGTCTTTAATTGATGTAAACAATTTTCCAAACCATTCGGTAGCAGGTGCAAAAAATTCTTTTATTGCTGTCCACGCATTACCAGCAGCAGTGGAAACATTATCCCACAATCTGATAAAAAATTCCGAAACAGTTTCCCAAATATCCGCGACAAATTGCCCTGCGGTTTTTGCTGCTGATTTAATTTTATCCCATAAACCAGTAAAAAACATTTTTATGCCTTCAATGGCATAACCAACAGTTTCTTTGACTTTTCCCCACAAATCAATCCAAAATTGACGAAATTCATCGGACGTATTCCAAAAATAGATAAACGCCGCTACCAGTCCAGCAATTGCCGCTATAATTAAGCCTATAGGGTTTGCCGCCATTATTATATTTAATGCTGTTTGCGCCAATCCTACCGATTTAATTATTGGAATTAAAGCGCTTAACGCTCCAATAATACCCTGTATAATACCTACGACTTTAAACGCCACAAACGCCGCGCCGATTGATGTTATAACACCGACTAATTCTTTTCCGTTATCCATTAACCACGGTACGGCGTCCGATTTTAACCAGTCTATAAACTCATTTACAACAGGCATAACTTCGTCTACAAGGGGCTGCAATAAGTCAACTTTGATAATACGCCCGATTTCTTCAAACGCCGAACCTATGTCGTTATATTTTATTGAGTTTATTTCGTCCATTGTACCTGCTGTCGCGTCCATTTCGCCGTTAATATTAGATAACGCCTCGACGCCCTCAGCCTGCAAATCTTCCCACATTGTACCAAACAGGGAAACACCCAGCGCGTTTCTTTGCGTTTCATCGTCCAGCGCAAACAGTGCGTTCATAACGTCCTGTGTCGCTTCTTTAGCCTTATCGCCGCCGCTATTAAACGCGTCTATTAACTCTTCTATGGTATATTTAGTATCCCCGCCCGACGTTCTAATTGACTGTAAATACGCTTCATTTGACGATAAACCGTCTTTCAATCCCTGCAATTCGCTTTCCCATTCCGCGATATTGTCAGCCATTTTCATTTTCTTTAAATCGCTGGTCTTTTCGTTGAAATTAGATTGTTCAACGTATGCGTATTTCAGCTTTTTTTCGAGGTCTGCGATTTTGTCTTTTTGTTTGGTGATGTTTTCGGTTGTTTTTCGGATTTCCTCGCTATTGTCTGCCTGCACTAAACCCAGTTCCGCCCACGCGTCGGTTACATCTTCCGCGCCCTCTTTGTTTTTTATGGTAAATTCTTTCATAGCGTCCCCGACCTTATCAATCGAAAACGCTCCAGCTTCTTGCCCATTTTCGAGGGTGTTGAAAAATTCCTCGGCGGAATATCCAGCGTCTTTATAAAAAACGGAATATTCGTTGATTGTGTCCAGCAGGTCACCGTTTTTATCTAATCCATTTTGCGCGCCCTGTGCAATCAGATTAAATGCTTCTTCACCGGTCAAACCAAACTGATCCATTAGCATATTTACGGCGCGCATACTTTCGTCAATTTCATATCCGAAAGTATCACGCAAAATCAGCGCGTTTTGCGTCAAGTCTTTAATCTTTGACGGGTCTGTTTCCTTTGATGTTTGCGCGACTTTTGCCATTGCGTCCGCAACATCTTCCATACTGTCCCCAAAATTAGATTTATATAATTCGCTGATTTGTTCCTGAAATTTTCCCATTTCGGCGGTTGATGTGCCTGTTTGCGCCTGGAAACCGTTAAACGCTTTGTCGGTTTCTGTAAATAATTCCTTAAACGCGTCCACGGCGGCGCGTATGCCGTCTGCAACTAAATCAGCCAGCGCGCCTTTTATCGTTGTAAATCCGTCAGATAATTTTTCAGTTGCATTTCCCGCGTCGTCTGCTGCGTCCTCAATATCGTCCATAGCGTCCGCAAAACTATCCGCTGCACCGTCAGCGTCGTTTAACGCCTTTTTGTTTCTGTTCAAATCGCCGGATAATTCGGATATTTGCGCCGCTAACTGTCGCGCCTCGTTTGACGCGTCGTTTCCCTCAACCACATAATTCGCATATTCTCTTTGTAGTTGTTTTAATTCTGCTTCTTGCTGTGAGATTTCCGCGGTCAGTCTGTCATATGATGATACGGATTGTGTCGCGGTGTCTGCTATGTTTTCCAGCTGCGAACGATACCCGTTTAATTCGCTGGTTACGCGGTTAATGGTTGTTTGCTGTCGGTTAATCTGTATTTCCAGTTCTTGCGCCTCGCGGGACGTTGCGCCCAACTGATTTACTGTCAATTCATACTGTTTATTCAGCAATTCGAGTTTCTTTTTTTCGGCGTCCTGAACGTCCTCTAACTGCGATATTTTGGCGGTCAGTCCATCGGTGCTGTTACTCCAATCTTCCATACCCGACGCCGCCGCCTGAAACGCACTATTAGCAAGTCTTATCTGTCGGTTAGCGTCTGTGATACCCTTTTTTAATCCGGATATATCCGCTTTAAATCGCAGTGTTGTTTCATTATCAGCCATTTAATCACCACCTATAAATTAAAACCAGTTATCGCCCGCGGGTTTCATAACTTTTCTTTTCTTTCGTACTTTCTTTAGTCTTTTCACAATTAAAAATATTTCGTGTGCCGGCGCTTTACGGATTGTTACCGGTGTAAACGCCGGAAAACGTTCACACAAATTGCATTGGAGTTCAAATAATATTTGATACAGGGGCGTATTGTCAATTACGCCCCTCGCTGGTTTTTTGACATTAACCCTTTAAGTTCCTCGATTGAGTATTTCACAATGTCAACAAATAACGGGACTAATTCTTTAACCTTTGTATGTCTGATTTCGTCGTCTGTTAAGCCGTCGAAAATCTGTTTTAAAAATGGTTTAAGGTTATTCAGCGTAGCAATAACGACTTTTACAACTTCTTTTTCGTCGTTCAAATTGTCAAAATCAATTACATTGAGTAAATCCTCGACCGTGCCATACATAATATCTAATTCTTCCGCCACATAAGTTTTTTCGATAGTTTTACCGTTGTAAATGTTTAACTTTAAATCAGCCATATTTAAGCCCCCATTTAATAAATTTTTTCTGAAATACTATGTAAAACGGCGCAAAACGGATTTTAAACTATTTTGCGCCGCGTTCAAAAATTAAGATGATGATATAGCTGTTACGGTGTCGGGTGTCTTTACATCATCAAAAAATGTTTCAAAGTCTACTTTGCCGTAACGTTCATCAACAACAACTCCCTTGACGGGTGCTTTTTCCCATTTGCTATTACGGTAACGTCCCTTTGTAAATTTGTGAGTTGTGGAAATGCCGGTAAATGTGATTTCTGTATTTGTTGTATCTGTACCGTCGTTTTCGGTGTCGTTCTGCTCGTCCGGAATATTAAATGTACCTTTTAATCTCCATACATAGCGATATTTACCGTCTGTGCCTTTGGTTCTGTAACCGATAGCAAAATACTTGACGGTTCTTTCGGCGTCAACCAGCATTCCGGTTTCTGCGTCAAATGATTTACCGGTGATTTCCGCTAACACTTCCAGGGACGGTGGCGCGATTGTAAGTGTGATTTCGTCCGCCGCTTCGGACGATACAACAATCATAGGCATATTGTCGTAGTAGTGCGCCTCGTTGCTGCTGTCAGTTGCTTTTGAAACAGTTGCGACAGGCGAAAGCGGCTTTACCTCACCAGTAACATAACCGCCGCTGACTTCGTTATCGTCGCCTGTTACTTCTGCATAAACAAGGTTATCGACGCCCCTAAATTCAAAAATATCAGCCATATTTTAACCCCCTTAAAATTTCAGAAATTCGACGTTTACCCCGCGCCCGTCGTGTGTTGGTTCGTCGCTTGCAACGCTGAAACCGTCACCGCTGATTATAAAACCTACGGATTTTAATGCCGCTATTGCGTCGCGTAACACTTTGTAAACGCGTGCGGGGTCTGTCGAATAAAAATATACGTTGTAATAATAAACGATCGATACCGCTGTATTATTGTAGTGTGTACCGTCGCTGCTGGACGCGTTCCAGAATGTAAAAAAACTGTCGGGATATGGTTCATCAGCCAATAACGACCCCTGCAACATCACGGGGAAACCGAATGTTTCCAGCGTTGATATTAACAAATCCTCCACGTTTACCCCTCCAGTTCTTCAATTGCGTTTTCCAGCGCTTCGGTAACGGTTTTAAAAAATTCTTTATTGGTTTTTTTCCGCGTGTAAATCTGCGCTAATTTTGTGTTTGGTTGCATTCGCGGCGTACCCGATATTAAAAGCGACCCCGCGCCTTTTTTAGTTTTGTCAAATCCAATTCCGATTGTACCGACAGCTGCGCGCCATTCTACTTTTGGATTTTCGATAACTGTTTCACGGGTTTTACCTGTTGAATATTTGCCACCAGCAGGCATATATTGCGCTTGCATTGCTTTTATTGTGTCCGCTGTCGGATCATCTGCTGCCTGCTCCAGCGCGTCCCCTACAATGGTTTTTAAATCGGCGTTTAATTCGTTTAATTTATCAATATAATCATCAATCCCGCTGATTTCGCCGTAAAATACGCGACGTTTTGCCATATCACGCACCGCCCCTGATTTCACGGATTTTAAAACGTAACCATTTATAGTGCATTTCGATATTTTCGGGCGTACCCAAAATTTCATAAACCCCGCCATCTGTGGTTTTAATACGGCAATCCGCTTTTATATTCGGGTTATACCACGTTTCTAAAACCGCTGTATTTTCAACAATTAACACACCGCCCGCTGTTGTTTCAGTTCCGCCAAATGTGCGGAAACTGCAATAAATTGTTTCTGCGTCGGTGTAGGATTTTTTGCTTGAACCTTTAGCAGTTACGATTTGCGGAATTTGCAGCGTTACGGGTACGTTAAATGGTAATGGATTGTATGCCATTTTTACGCCCCCGTTTCCGCTGTCAGTTGTGTTGCGCGTTGGTAAAAATACGGTGATAATTTACCGTCACCCGCTCCATAATTCCACAAATCAGCAACGCCGCGGGAAACAATACCGACGATTTTTTCAGACTGCAAAACTGCCGCGGGTACTCCCGCCGATTTCAAAAAATCCAATATTTCAGCGATATAGATTTTTAACATAGCGTCGTGAAATTCCCCGCTTATAAGCAGGACAGATTTAACGGCGGTTAATAATTCTTCGTCGGTCATTGTTTAAACCCCCTTATTGATTAGGTTGTTGCTTTTTTCTTGATGATTAACACGCCGTACGGGTCTGCAAGTTTGCCGTCAACATACATCAGCGCTTTGTTTTTAATCTCGTTATTGTCGTTGTCGACCCAGCGTGTAGTCGTAATCTGCATATTTGTGTTAACAATGTAGTCGCTGAAATTGCAGAAAATAGCAACTACATCACCCGCTTCGGCTGTGTCAAAATCCTTAATGAGTGTAGGTTCTACGGTTTCAACTGTTTTGCCGCCGAATCTGTAAGTTTCAGCGCCTGCAATGCCGTAATTTACACGACCGATAGGCTGTCCGGTAGTGTCAACCATAGCGTCAATGTAACTGTCAAATGTGGACTGCGCCATCACAAACTCGCCGTTTCTGTATGCTTTCGGCATTTTTGCAAATACATTCTTTTTCCACTTTGTCCAGCTGCTAAAATCAGCGGCTGTCATTTCGATTACATTGTCAGCAGGTACACGGCTGTCAACTGTAATTCCCGTAGGCTGTCCGCTGCCTGTACCCGAAATAATCGCGGTTTCAAGCGCGCGGATCATTGCTTCAACAACTAATGTCGAGAAAAGCTGTTCAAACATTGGGAGAGACACGACGTTAACAAGGATAGTCTGTGCAACCTTGCACTCTAAGCCGTAATAGCTAAATGTAATATTACTGTTAACCTGTATTTTCTTATCGGTACTGGACTGTGTTTCAGTAATCCATGACGCGGTTGGTTTGATTGATAAAATCGGAATTTCTACGCCGCCTTTAACATTGATTTTGCGAACCTTTGCCCAAATATTGCCGTATGTATCCATCTGCTGGATAATAGTGTTTAAAACAGTTGTTGGGATAACGGCTGTAGCGTCAGTTGTTAATGTAGTTGCGCGTACGTCCGCGGGAATTGCTGTACCACGGCAAACATACTCCATAAACGCCGCCCTGTATTCGGGTGTGTCGGTTGCGTCAACTGTTGCAGCTGGCGCGGGTGCAACGTGACGGGAAATAGGGTTATAGCCGTGCTGTACAGCACCGGCGGGAATTGCCCCGCGCTGTTCGCCCTCACCCTCTGCTGGTGTATCGTCGCGCATATCTGCTAACTGTTCGTTGATGTCAGCAATATCCCCGTTAATTTCGTCAATCTGCGCATTTATTGCGCGCAATTCGTTAATATCTTCTGTTGTGGTTGCTTTGCCTGCAAGTTCATTTTTCTTTGTCGTAAGTTTTGTAAGGCGCTTTTCAAGATACTTTTTCATATTATAAAACCCCCTAAATTTTCGATTTAATATCTATTTTCATTCTCAAAACTTCAACATCTTTTCGGGTGTTTTGTGCGCTCTCCAGCGTTGCGCGTGCGCTCTCCAGCGTTTGCGCCGCCCGTGCTGATATTGTTGTTTCGGGATATGCCGGAAATGTAACTGCTGATACCTCAAACACACGCCCTATTTTTGTGATATGACGTGTCGGGTGTTTGCTGTCCAAACCGTCCCAGCTATCAGCGTCGACGGTAAACATAAATGACATACCGTCAATGTCACCGCGCTTAATTGCGGAATATAAATTTTTAGCGTCGCTGTTGTTTTCTGTGTCCAAATTAACACGAATATTCATGCCGCCATTGTCAACAATCATCTGCATAGTACTGTTTTCGTTGTTGTTGCGCGACCTTGCAAGCGGTATCATATTGGTGTTGTGATTTACCAAAAATCGGACGTCTTTAAGGTCTGCACTATCCAGCGCGCCCGCGTCGATTATTTCGTCAAATTCCCCTAAATTGGTTTGTGAATTATACAAAATAGGACGACCACTGATAAAATCCCCGTGTGTATCGTTATGTTCTGCGCGCATTTCAAACGTGAAATGGCGCGTTTCTTTGTCATTCGTCTGCATAATTTCCACCCCCTGTATCATTACCCGTACCCGTATCAGTATTGTTTCCGGCGTTGTTTGCCCCTGTCTGATACTGTTGTGCGATTGATACATCAACATAATTAAGCGACTGCATACGTTTGCCCTCTAATTCTTTCAGCGGCATTAAACCAAATGCAACACGCTTTTCATTTTCAAACAGTGATCCGCTATCGCCTAACAATCGAACCATTTCCAGCGTTTCAGAAACAGACATAAACACTAAATTTTTAGGATAAAAAACAATTTTATTTCCAAAACTGCGTTCGCGGTCAGTAAACATTATTTTAGTAAATGCCTGTGATAACTGATTGACAATCGGTTCTAAAGTTTTTTGATAAAACGCTTCATACTGCGCCTTTGTATAATCGCCTGTCAATATACAGAGCGGTACGCCGAAATTTCTTAATATTTTCTCATCAATGAATTTTAGCGTTTCAGCGTCTACCAATTCGATTTGTTTTGGTAACGGTGTAAATTCTGATTTCAAATCCAGCGGCAAAAATCCGCTTTCAGAATGTCTCAATTTATCTTCCAGTTTCTTTAATTCTTCAACAGTTTTTCCGTCGTCCAGCAGGGTATTATATTTAACCACGCCGTTTATTGCAAAACTGGATTTCATAGCCGCGGAAACGCCGGTTAATAAGTCATTATTAAGCTGTAATGTTTTCAGCAATGCGGCGTTATTCGGCTGCCCAAATTCGTCACCGCCCATAAACTCATTAACCGAGTAATTTTTCCGCAAATGGATAACGTCTGAATATGGTAAAATTGTTTTTTTGCCGTCCGAAAACTCAAATTTTACAAACAGTTTCCCGCTGCTATCCTCAATAAACGTAACCTCAGCGGGCGGCAATGGATATATTGCTGTATAATGCCGCTGTATTACACCACTTTTATCTGTCCACTCATAATACATAGGGACGATAAAAACGTTATAATTCAGATAATACAACCACGCTATTTTCTCGATAAAATCAGACGTTGTCATTATTTCGTTTGGATTATTTAACAGCGTCTGAATATTACCGGAAACGGGGGTGCAGTCGTTCCTGATTTCCCGAATGTGCATAGGCGTTAATTTTTTTAGTTCCATTACTATACAATTTAACGCCTGCTGTACCACGTCCGACGCGTAAATATTTGTACCAAACTGTGAAAATATAGGCGTTCCACCGTTTAACATTTGCGCGTATCTCGCATTTTTCGGCGTGAAAATTTTAATTAAATTATCTAACCATTTCAACGTTACACCCCCTAAAATTAAATTTTATTATGTTCAGACTGTCACAATATAGCCCGCGAATGTTTCATCAGCGGTAATTACGACATTACTGCCACTGATTGCCATATCGACAAAACAAACAGAACCGTCGCGCATTACACATACAGGAGTTGCACCATTAAGCGCCGCTGTATATGTGTGCTGTGTACCGCTTGTAGTAAAATCAGACGCTGTAAAATTGATTTTTGCGGGCGCTGTCAGTCCTGCAAGTTTGGATTTTTCGGCGTCTGTGTAGTCATTTGTTGACAGTCCTTTGCCCGCTACACTGTCAACCTTGTTTGTAAACGCCGTGTCGGTTGTTTTAACATAATTAGCGTCGTTTTCAAGCTGTGACAGCTTTGTGGGAATATTGCTGATTGCCGTTGAAATTTCTGCAAAATTAGCGTTGATTTTGGAAACTACCGCGGAAACAAGTTCGCCCAGTTTGATTATCTGAATAGCCATAGAAAATACCCTGCCTTTCACACATCGAAACCGATAACTTTTATCATAGGCGTATCGGAATAGCCTTTAATATAACGTGCAGTACCGTTAGTTGTAACGCCACTGTAAACGTTATTGCTTAATTTAATTGTGCGTTCGCCTATAATTTCGGCGTTACACTCAAACATATTCAAACCCGCCATATACGCGGTAAAATCCGCCTGTGTACTAACAATTTTATATATTTGTCCGACTGTGGGCGGAATATAAAATGTAGCTGCGTTACAGTCTGCGCGCTGAAAAATCAGCCCGTCAAATTGTGTCAAATCCGCGGTTGTTGTAATTGTTATATATTCCCCCGACGCATTAGACGGAATAGCCTCCGAACCGTTAAAAATTATCTGCTGTCGGGTGCATTTCCCAAAATTTAAATTAAGTTTTGAAACAATAGTTTTTAAGCTATCGCCTAATTTCAAAATTTCCAAAACATCAACCCCCCGACGATAAATAAAAACGCCCGTCAAATCGTTCGTTTACAGTTATTATAAAATCACCGTTTGCGGCAATTGTATAATCAACTACAACTGGACTTTGCGACCCGTCCGAATTTGTTTTTACAATTTTACTAACGCGATAACCTGCGCCCATACCGTGATAATCAGCGGCAACAGTCAGCGTATAAACGCCGTCGCCCTGCGATACAAAATTATCAGCCGTGAATGAGTCATAATAATTATCAATGGACCGTACAGCCATATTCACACCGCCCTTTCTCCCTGCATATACCATTCACAAAAACGGTTACACGCAACATCAAAATATTTTCTATCCTTTTCGATTCCGATAAATTTTCGCCCCGTGTTAAGTGCAGCAATACCCGTACTACCCGAACCCATACAATTATCTAACACTATCTCCCCAGTGTTTGTATATGTTTTAATCAGATATTCCAGCAATTCCACGGGTTTTTGTGTCGGGTGTAATCTGTTTTTACCTACCGCAACACCGTTAATTTCAAGTAAATTTTTTGGGAAACCCGTTTTCGTTTGTTTGTGAATTTTCGGTTTGACACTACCATAAATATATTTATTCCCACGTTCAATTTTGATTTTCGGTTTGTCTAAATCTCTCACACCCTGCGGGTTGTATGTATACGTCCCGTTTATTGATCTATGTTTCCCGCCGTTGTATTCTGCCTGTATATCATCATACGGGCGTTTAAAACAACCTGTTGCAAGCTGTAATTTTTTATAATCCGTTTCAGTCGGTATTCTAAATTGTTGCCCCCATGTAAAATAATGGCTGGAGTTGTAGTTGTTTAAGATTTTGTCAATATCTTTTCTTTTCAATCCGCTTTTTTGTAATTCGTCGAAAAAATATTGACGTAATTCAGCATATAATCCCTCATTATTCGTAGACGGTTTATTGCATATAAAAACACAAATATCCTCAACACAACGTAACGGCATTTTATTAGCTGATAATGCACCAGTTATATATTGTTTTTTCCAATACCAAACGTGCGAAAATTCTTTTAAATTTGAACCAATCAATTTAGTTGTAAACGGCTGATTTCCAAATAAAACAGCGATACCGTTTATTTTTAATATGCGTTTATACTGTTTCCACAGTGGTTCAAACGGAATAACATTGTCCCATTTACAATCAGTTATACCATAAGGCAAATCACATAAAATCATATCAATTGATTTGTCCGGAATATTTTGCATTAACTCTAAACAATCGCCGTGTAATAATTGCACATCAGCCGCCCCCTATCATCTGTAAAAATTCGGTACGATACCGCCTAAACATTTCATACAAAATTATAAATGTAACCGCGCCGTCTATTCTTTTCGCCGCCTCTGTCTTGACGCATAAACAACGCCCTTTAGTATCAACGGAAATTAGCCCGTTTTTCAAACACCATTTGTCAACGTCGTTTTCGTTGTAATTGATAAGTTGGTGTTTAAAATCCTGTTCGCATAGTTTCATAGCATTAGACAGCGTTTCAGCATTTTGTAAAATCAATATCAAATCTTCATTAGATTTTTGCCAGCCGTAAAACTCCATACGGTTTATCCAATCTTTCGAAAACTTCTGATCGTACCCGCATTTCCATAGTTTTATATTATACTCCGTGTATAATTTATAAAACCAATCCGCGACGCGTGATAAATCAATATCGCTGCCCTCTGTTATGGTAATTAACCCCGCCTGCGCCCAGTCCTTATACTTTGCGCCTGCCGCGGCGTCGTCGCTTTCAGTCAGTTTTGTTTCAGGAATAAAATACATAGTGTGTACATATTTTGTTTTATCGTTTGGTTTCATTAACAGAATTTTTGTACACGTCAAGTCTGTTGTTTCCGATAAATCGACCGCGCCCAAACAAATGCACCCGCGGAAATCATCTAAATCATACACCGCTGTATAATCGTAATCCTCAATGTTAAGCCAGCTTTCAGCGGCGTTCTGTTTGATATTAAAATCCTTTGAAAGTACAAAAATACGGTCAGCCTTTGATGTTTTGGCTATGTCGATTTGTTCGTCTAAATATTCCCACTTCTTGACAATTCCCAGTGTCGGGTTTGATTTAACCCAGCTGTTACGATTTTGCCATACTTCCTGTTCGCTGTCCTGTGTATACAGCCACGGTAAAACACGTTTAGCAGCTATGCCGTCGTCTTCACCGTATATTATTTTTCGGGCTTTTTGTAACTCATTATCCAAATAACCGTCAACAATAAATCCCTCTGTTGTGATGTTTATAAATTTCGGGTTATTTTTCAGTGATTGAGATTGTTCAATTGATTTCGCTATTATGTTGTCTTTCATTTCGTGGGTTTCATCGATTATAGCAAAATCAATATTACGCCCCTCTTTGTTGCGGGTGCGGTCAGACAGTTTGAATATTTTTGTATTGCTGTTTTTATTCAAAATAAACCGCTGGTTGCGTTTTGTGTCAACGCTGTTCGGGTCATACAGCAGGCGCATTGTGTCTATTGCGTCATATGTAATAGACGCCTGCGCGTCGTCGTTTGACGAACAAACCAAATCCGCGCCGTCATTGCCGCAAATAAACTCACTGTTTGCTATTGCACTGCACGTTTCAGACTTTGTATTTTTGCGGGCAATCAGCAGCAGGATTTTTTTAAATCTGTCAAACCCCGTGTCGGACATTTTAAAACTGTAAACAGTTTCTATAAATGCTTTTTGCCATAACATTAGTTTCATAGGCTGCCCATAAAACGGGGATTTTGTCAGTTTAATGCAGTTTTCCATAAAATCCATACGCAAATATGCAGCGTCGGTATTATAAAAATATTCGTCGTTCTGAAAATCATCAGACAGATTTTTTAACTCCTGCCACAACAACTGCCCCGCTAATATTTCGCCCGTTTCAATTCTCGAAAAATACTCCAGCAGATAACTATTGTCGGGTGTCCAAATGGTTTTATTTTGTATTAACATTTGCGTTCACCCTGTTTCAGTTTAGCTTTCGCCCATTCTCTCAATGGACTTTCTTCTTCTACTTCATCACCACCCGACAAATGGATCAGTAGTTTTAAAGCGTTTATATACTGCTGTAAATATTCTTTATAAAGTTTTGCCGCGGGCGTTGCTTTTTGCTGTTCGGGATTGTTTGGATTTACGCGAATTTTAGGCAGTCTGCGTAATTCGTTCAGCTGATTTTCAAGATATATTATTTCGTCTATCAGCGGTTCAGCCGTCGCATTATTATTCAAAATGCCTGTTAATTCGTCGTGTCTATCCATTCAATCACCCCCATCATGTTGCTGTTTTAATGGATTTTATTAAAAATATCGGGTTTGTAGTATTGTAATTAAATTTCAGATAATAATTACCGCTTTCCGTGATGTTTGACGCTACATTTATTAACAAATACGCGTTATTCTCGACGTAAAACGACGGTATATTATCAAACGTTGCAACCGGTTCAGCGTTAAAATCCGCCTCAGTCAACACATCAATTGAAATATCGCTGCCAGTCGTAGAGCAATTATAATTTATTTTTAAAATTGAATTATTTTTCAGCTCAATCGACATTGTACATAACATCTGAATATTAGCACTCCAGCCAATATCAGATGATAATTTCAATTGATAGTCGTTATCGCTGTTGCAAATAGACGGTGTATGTGTTATAGCGTCCCTCAATGTATATTCTGTATCACCCCACTGGTCAACTAACATTTTCCAGTTATCCACATATTCCGCATAATTCGCATTGTCAAATAAAGTAACGGTCACATTACCAGTCGGTAAGTTATCCAATGTATTATTTATTATGGATATTTCAGTCAATATACTGTTTAAATTATTTGTAATAACCTTGTTTTGCACGGGGTTAATAGATGTATCAGATAATTCACTGTCAACAGTAATTGTACTACCGCCCCCACCGCCGCCCGCGACGGGGGCAAATTTAAAAGGGCATACGTCGTTATTTGTTTCGTGTATTTCAACTTTTCCAGCGCCCGAAATATAAATGATACTGTCGTAGTTTTCCAGCTTTGCACAACTGCCCGCGGTAATTTCCGCCGTACCGTCTGCGCCAGCTGCAACGTCTGATTTTGTGGACGCGTAAACAGTAGTTGTGCCTACATTCTTAATCCAATAAAATTTATCAGACGTGTTCCCAAAATTGACGGTGTTAACCCCGTCTGTTGTCGTAACTGTTTTTATCTGCATTTGTTATCCCCCTTTATGACGCTAACCCTAAATATTTATCTATTGCATACCGTAATTCTGCATTGTCAGTTAAAAAAGTATCTAAATCGGTGTAATATGCGTCTGTGGTATATAGATAATATACCTGTTCACGGCAATCAACGCCTGTTCCCGAAAATGTGTTTTCGATATGCTGATATGTTATTTCGCCGTCACTATTATATGCTGTTAGTTCCATTGGAAACGTGTAATCAAATTTAATATTAGACAATGATGTAATTGTAAAATTTTCGATTACAGGATTTTTAAGCAAATGTGTACCGGTTACATATGAAGTAATGTTGTTATCATAAATGTACTCAATGCTTTCCCTTACACCACTATTATCAGTCCAGTTTCTATACGTCGCATATCTCATTTCGCTATTTTTGTAAAAACAAAACCATATCAATATTCCGCCGAATATCGAACGCAAGCTGCCGTCACCAAATTCCGCGGTTTGAATATCGTCGTAATCAGTCGGAAATATACTACGATTATACCTAACGTTTCCCATTTCAAAACTACACTTGATGTGTATTTCCCAGTTGTCAGGTAACGTTATAGACGTAAGACTTTCAAGAGTATCTAAATCATTTAAAACTTTTTTAACTTCTCCTTTTTTCTTAATGCGTATTGTGCTGGATTCTGAACGTGAATTTTTACCAGCTAATATTAAGCCCACTGAAAAACCTTTTTCAAAATCGCTCATATTATTCCCTCACGTCGTTTACTGTTGCAATGCTAAATAAATATTTATAATAAGCGCGCAAATATTCTTCTTGTATGTTCATAAAAACGTCTGTATTATCAAAATAAGTTGTTGTCATATAACATACGTTTTCAGCTGTATAATTTATTAAATCAATCGAGCCGCTGCGAGTATCTGTAGACTGAAACATAATTGTGCCGTCGGTGTTGTATACCGTGCGTACTATCGGAAAAGTATAATTAACAACAAACGTACTACGTAACACCCCGTACCAAAATGTATAATCATAATAAAATTCAGATGTGAAATTACCTGTTATCACTGGATCTACTTCATATCCACAAAATAAACCAATTGTACCGTCGCTTTTAGGTGTATATTGTGTAGCATAACTAACGTTTAAATCATCATACGTAGTAGGTATAGCAAATTTGATTTGATTATTTCGATAAAAACAAACCCATAAAGTAATATAATTGGTTTGCTGATAGACAAAACTATAATTATAATTAGCGTAAACATTGCGCTTTCTATTAAGCAGCGGGTCATACTTAATGCAAATTTTCCAAGTATCAGAAATATATACAGTCAGTAATGATTTTACACTGTCCAAATACTCCAAAACTGTCATAGTTTTAGTAGTTGGTGTGGGAGTTGTGCCACGTTCCCCGAATAGCATACCAACAGCTAAACCCGTTTCAAAATTGCCCACTTAATCACCACCCCGAAATACTTAAATCACCGAATTGTATTAAATTCCCGTCGCTGTCATATTGGCAGGCGTTTGATGTACTTGTACCGTCATCATATGCAAGAGTTACATTCGTTATCGTATCATCTGTATCAGTAGTAACAGTAATTCCCATTACATTTGCCGCTGTTATATCGTCTATTTTTTCTGCTAATTCGTCATTCAGCGTCAATTCCCCGTCGTCTGTCACATCAAAAACGTCGGGGTCATACGATACAACGGGCGCAGTTGCAGTAGCTGAAAAATACATAGAAAACATAAAATCATTAACACGCACTACGCACATTGTTTTTTTAGCGGGAATTGTACCGCCATAAATACCCAAAATTTGAAACCACGTGCCGAGTTTTTCGCCGTCAACATAGCGGAATTTGCAGGCGGTTACACTGTTAAAAACCGAATAGTCAAAATTATGTACTGCTAAACCGTCCACAATATCCAAATTGTAGGCGGTTGTCGTGGTGTCAACCTGTATTTCAATTTGTGGGGCAGCGTATTCGGCGGCGTCAAATGCTATCTTAAAAGTGTCGCTGCCGTCGTAAACATTCGATACACACGCGCACGAACATTCACCGGAAACGTCAATTTTTATGATATTTCGCATTTTATCGCCCCTTTTTTATTTTCAAAAATCTCGATTTTTCCGTTTCTGCGGGAATTTAGAGATCGGAAGAG